GACGCATTGACCTCGAACAGGCCGCTACCATCGTCGGCAGTGCCGCACGTTCCAGCGCCGATGCTGCATTGGCGATCGATCTCAGCGCCGATTGCTTGCCCCAGCTTCCGCAAGTCCGTTGATGGGGCGCGAGACAGCGGGGCGGCGCGCGACATGAAATTGATAAGCTCGTCGCGCGTAATCAGGCACATATCCGGATATTCTTCGGGCGACGTGCGATCATCGACGTTGACGAGAATGTCCCACGCACCTTCACCGGTTAGACGATCCTCGCCCTCCCCCTCCTGCGACGTTGCGGGCTGGGTAGCGAGGGCGCGTGCATTCCACGAACGGCGCGCCCATACCTCGCTATCGATCGACCAAGACGGGGTCATGTTCGCAGTGCATTTGCGACACTCGATACCGACCGTATCGCGCCCGCGGTCGAGCGTGATCGCAGCATCGCCGCCACAGAACGGGCACGGCAGCAATGCCACCTCTCCCGCCTGATTGGTCGCGGGTACAGGTTCGGGGGTGGAAAGCTTGGCGAGGTATTCAGCGGCGTGGAAGGGCCAAGGGTCACTGATGAACGTGCCGTCTACCGGGTCGCGATAGCCCCATTCATGCGGACCGCCCTTCGCGACCATAGCGATCGCCCATCCGACAACATCGTCATCTTGCATCGCCAGCGCATCGCTAACGCCCTCTGCACTCGCGGATGATACAGAGGCGAGGTCAACGCGGACGTACTTGACCCATGGCTCGCTGCAATCCTCGCATGTCTCGTCTGGGTTCGGCGCCGCCCATGTACGGCCTTCCCCATGATGCGCGGTGTCGTCGCAGATGGGTGAGAGCCAGATCGACTCCGGGTTGCGGGTGATATCGTGCTCAACCGTCACCTCTTGCTGTTCTGTCGTATCGGTCATGCGATAATCCTTCTGTGAGAGTGAGTTGGGCGCATCGGCTCTGCCGACCAGGCTCTCGCCTTCGGCCGAACCCTTCGGTTTCGTCGGCTTCGCCGCTTCGATCCTTTGCGCGGTCACGCCGCAAAACCCGTTTGGTTCAGGACCAGCGCGCGATCGGCATCCGAAGCGTTGATCGCATCGAGCGCCCGCTTGATAATGGCGCGGCACTGATCCCGCTCGGCGTGCTGTTGGAGTTGGCGAGCGCGGCCCTGCGGCAAAACGTCACGGCGCCATGCCTCGTTCTCCGCGCGGATCCGCGGAAGGTCATCCGCCCATAGGATCGCGGTCATGCTGCCACCGCCTTGCCTTCGGTCAGCAGCGCCTCGACGGGCACGCCCAACCATTTCGACAGCGTCTCGAAACTCCACTGTACGAACTCAGCGCGCTCGTTCTCCGGCATCTTGGCAAACGACGTGCTGTCGTAGTCCTTGATCGTATCGCCGCTCGGGAGGTGGATCACCCGGACTAGGCCGCGTCGATCCTTGAGGATCTTGTGGAGCATCTCGGGGTCTATCGCGTCGCCCTCGATCCGCTCCGACAGCATCGGTGCGGCAATGCCGAGGATCGACCAGTAGAGTGCATTCCGGCGAACGTTGCCCGCGGTGCGTGTGATGCGGACTCGAACCGGGCCATCATCGAGCGCCGACAGCGCGGCCTCGGCGATCGGGCCGACCGGCCGCAGCCCACCCAGGACGCGACGGAAAATAAGGGGCGCTTGATCAGCCATTGGACCTCTCCCGTTGCGCTTGTGCGATCTGCTGCCGACGCGGGCTAGCAGCGATAAAGTCTCGGATCAGGCCCTCGACATCGATGCCACGCCAGAATGCCTGCTCGCCGATGTTGTGCTGCCGGCGATGATGCTCGGCACAAAGGCTGACACCGCGCCAGTCGTCAGGCTTCTGGCCCATGCCCGCGCCCGATCCATTGCGGACGTGCGCGAACTCGATCGGCCGGGCCTTGCAGCCGGTAATGCAGCATTCGTGACTACGGACGAAGGTAGCGTGGGCTGGCGAACGCCAACGGCTGGAGCGCTTGGACTCCTTTGGGATGCGGCGAGGAAGTGCCATCACTCCGGCCCCATTTCTAGCAGAGCGCGGCGACGCTCGATCTCCTTCTCGAGCCCAAGAAAATCGCCCCCATCACCACGCCATAGGAACTCGGACTCATCCGATACCTGAGCGACCAGCGCGACAGCATCCTCGGTAGCAAGGAACTCGTTAAGCATGTCGGTGTCGGCGCATGCGTGAAGCTCGGAGACGAACTGACCGCATGCGATACGGAGCGCGCCGCGGGTCTTGATCGGGCCCTTGAGTGGTGGCTTCCTGGCGCCCGCCGGTTCTTCGGGCTGGTGCTCAATGGCATGCTGAACTGGTTGAGCTGGCGCGGCCTCTTCTGCCTCTTCGACATGAAGATCGCCTTTGTGCCAAAGGTCCAGCGCCATGCCGAACCGCATGCCGGCATTTCGGATCGCGTCGCCGATGATTTCCTTAACAGCGTCGCCGCCCGATTTGCCGTCTGCGCAGCCGAACCCGTAGCGGCTAACCCCATCGACAGTCAGCTTGATCCACATGCCGCCTGGCGACACAGGAAGGCCGATAGAGGACGCGTCGGGTACTGGATCCCATGTCCAGCGAGGATCCGCATCCAGTAGGCGATCAGTCGCAGCGGCGTGGCCAACGTAGTCCAGGTGCACCGCATCCTTGTGGTGCGGCCCGCCACAGACAGGGCACTTCCAGACCATCAGGCTCTTGTTAGTTTTCCGCGCCTCGATCTGCGCCCGCGTTTCCTTGGGAAGCTTGCTGATCTGGTTTGGCGGAAACGGCTCACGCAGTTTGGCGAGCGGGCTGGCTTCAATCTTGGTAACCGCGTTCATGCTGCGATATCCTTCTTAGCATTGCGCTCAGCCGCTCTCTCAGCCCAAGTCCGACCGTCGAAACCGCGGAGAGGGAAGGGCGACACAGGAGCGCCTGGGATGAATGGGCGGGCGCGGGTTGCGGCCTTGACCGATGCGGGGATGCTCATCACATGGCCTCCAGAGCGTCGATCATCTTGTCGATAGGAGACTTGACCGGCAGGAAATGGCCCTTGGCGTTGCGCTTGCGGGGAGCGGTGAAGACGGCGAGGCGGGCTTCGAGGCGCGCGATCGTCTCGTCGGCCGTCTGTAGGTGATCCGCCATCTGCAAGACCTTCCGCGCGTAACGACGATTTAGGTCTTCGACGTGCTGGAGAGTGACGACCAAGTGCTCGTTATGAGCATCTTTATCGGCAATGGCCGCGGCGACGATCCGGTCGTGCGTGGATTTCAGCATCAGCATGGGGTATGCTCCTGATCGCGAGAAAGTGCTGCGCGGTATTCGCTAAGCCGGAGAACAGCCCGCTTTGCTTCACCAACAAATTTCCATTTTTTGCCGGTCCACTGGCAGGGCGACCCGGTGAGCAAGACTTGCGGGTCCGGCACCGTGTGATCACCGATGACTTCCATTGCGTAGACGACGTGGTCATCAGGCCATCCGCCAGCGCGCCGGGCGAGTTCATCCATCTGCAAGCCAAAAGATGGCGGCGCACTGACTGGTGCGGAAGCATCGTGTCCGAATAGGTCAACCATCACAGATACCCCAGGCGTCGAAGGCCCGCATCGCGAGACACGTCCATCGACAGGTTGATGAGATCCCGCTGAGCCCGGTAAACAGCCTCACCAGCAGCGAGTTGATCCGACAGGGCTGCAATCTGAGCAGCCGTATCGATCATGTCGTCAGGGTTGAGGAAAGGGCGAGCGGTTGCGGTCCAGAAGGTGGCGGGGAGGGCGCTCATGCTTTCTCTCCCTGCGACAAGAGGCGGATGGCGGCGGATGCAATATCGCGCCACGTCCATTCGCCATGTTCTTCCTGATCGGCGTTCGCAGTCGCTGCGAGGTGGATCGCAAGCGCTCCGATCGCTTCCCGGTCATCCGCATATGTTCGCGCTTGGCGCGTAGCGCGCGTGTTCCAATCTTCGATGTCAGCGCGGACTTCACGGCCCGCACAACTGACGAAAAAGGGCGCGCCGCAAGTGATGTATTCGCCCGCCACGTTGACAGCCGGGCCACCGCAGAACGGGCACTCCTTGAGTTCCTCGCTCATGCTGCCAACTCCAGTTCGCAGTCAGCCTCTTCAACCGCGGTCAACGCGATACGAAGCTCTGCAATTACAGATGAGGACGATTGCGACTGCTCACGGATCTCGGCGTCGATAAGATCGTAAGCCTGCGCTAGGCGGGGGCTGGTCCACTCGGTCATGATGCCGTGACCTTGGCGGGAGCGGTGCGGTCGAACATGTCCTCGCCGTTGACGCGACGGGTCTTAACGTTGCACATCTTGCACTCGAACGCGTCCGCACCACGAGTCATCCTGTGCAGACCGGGCCCGGGGCAGTACGGCAGGTAGCCGGGCTCTCCGACTGACGCGCTCATGCCCCGAAACTCCGCACCGGAGAGTCATACCCGACGACCCGAGCAGCCTCAGCGCCATCGCGGAAGTCGACGAGGATCATGTCGATACCGCGGTCAACCTCGTCGGCGCCGTAGCTGTAGCTGAACTCCCCGTTCAGGAGACGCATCAGCTCGATCTGCTTGAGCGGCGGAAGTCCGAGGACCAAGCTGCTGATCACCGACATGGGCGGGTCGAAGCGTGCGTCGTTGGCGGCGGTGATTTTGGCGGGGGCGTTCATGCCGACACCTGCGAGCGAGCGGCCAGCATGGCGTCGGCTACGAGATAGGCATCTTCAGCCATCCGCTCATGCATCGGGCGCGTATCAGCGAAGCCGCCCGGCTGGTGCTGGCCGGCGCTAGTCGCGATGATGATCGCAGGGACGGCGTGTGCAGCGAAGTAATCGCGCAAGGTCATGCCGGGCGAACCCTCGCGGATACCAAATCCGTCGTGGGTTCGAACGTCTGCGATCGGGAACGCAGAGGGATTTTCGGTCTGGGACATTTCGGCCTCCAACCAGGGCGCCTGATGCGCTGCCTGTTGGAGCAAGGATTACGCTTATCGTAACTCAAGGTCAACACGAAAATCGTAATAAATTTTAGAGGCCGAAAAAATGCAAGGATCGCCTCTGGACTTGTAGGATTTGGGGGTGGAGAACGAAGGCGGAACGGGAGTCCACACAGGATGTTACGCGTAAAACTCGCGTCTCCAGAATGCAGCGCGGAATGTACCCCCTGCTATCTGGACTGCGCAATGTGCCGAGTGGCTATGCAGTCGCTATCGCGCGAAATCGAGCAACTGCTGCGCGAGAAGCCACCGCGAGCGCATCAACGGTGGCCGGGGTGGCAAGAGGCTTACCTAGCAGCCCAAGACCATATGACAGGGCTTCAGCTAAGGCTCGCCGAGATTGATCCGACAGTCGCCCTGGTGGCGCCAACGGGAGCAAGGCGTCCAGAATTGGCTCAAGGTTTTCTGCACTAGGAGCTGCCGGCGAGGGCGCTTCGCCCTCCAGTCCGAACGTATCGACGAGAATCTTCATCTCGTCCACGCGGATCAGCCGCGTCCCCGCGAATATCTCAGTGATGCGGGGCGTCGGCAACGATAGCAGGCGCGCGATCTCCGAGTTTGTGGTGCGCTTCTCTGCCTTCAATGCCTCCAAGCGGGCGACCAGTTCTGCATGTCCGAGCACAGGCCGTCTATGCGCTGTTCCTTGGTAATCGTCCGCTCCGAACATCGTAATTAAAGCCTTGCGTCGTGCTTACGTTTATCGTAACACAATGAAATGGAAACCGTCACAGCCATTATAGCATCGCTGGGAGGCTCGACCGCGATGTCGCGGGATATGGGTATCCCCCTCACAACGATCGAAGGCTGGAAGGCCGCGAACTACGTACCGGAGTGGCGTCAGCCGACACTTTTGGACCGCGCCAAGTCACTCAAGATCAAGCTTCGGTCGCGTGACTTTCCTCCGATCACGGCACGTATCCCGCGCAAAGCTCGTGAGACTCGCAAGCCCTCTGACCAAGCGGTGGCAGCATGAGCGTTGTGATGGTCAGCGAGGTTTACCCGCGCGCCGTTGTCCCAGCACCAGCCGATGGTGAGTGGATCGACTTTTTCATCACCAAGGGCCCCCAGAAGCATTCGCTCTACTGGCGCCTCAATGACGGTGATCGCCTCGATCCAGACACGGTCGAGTTCGGCTTCGTTTCTGCGCACCGCACCTTCGCCCGAGCAGAAGAGAAGCGCCGTCATTTGCAGTCGTCCGCAGCAGCAAAGGCCATCGCATGAGCGCCCACACTACCCTCACCATAGCCGCGGCTATGGTCGCGTGGTTCGTCCTTGGCTGCGTCGTCGCGCTTCTCATCGGCCGCGCCCTCCCGGCTAGCCCAGAACCAGACGAGCATGAGGCGTGCCACGGCGACCCTGAAGCTTTGCGGGCAGTCCGCCAGTCGGGGGTGATCAGTGATTTCCATGCCGGTTCTAATCTTACAACTCGGGAGCGTAATCATGTGTGACGCAAACATGATCGTGCGAGAGCGCCAGTTGACGGTTCGCCGCCAAATGGACGCCCGCCGTATCAGCCTCAAGGCCGTGTCGATGGACAGCGGCATCTCCTACTCGACGATCGTTTCCTACTTTCCCGGGGAGAAGGATAAGCAGCCCGCGACGATGCCAGCGTCGGTGCTGTTCACGCTCTGCGATACGAAGGCGCTGCCGCTCGATCTGCTCTCGCTGATCCTGCCGGATGGCTTCCAGATCGTCCGCGCGCCGGAAGAGATCAACCACGACGAGTTCGAGACGATGTGCCGCGATTACCTCGCAGCGAAGGCACGTGCCCATCAGGCAACCTCCCCGGGTGGTCGTGAGATCGCGGAGTGCGAGCGCACGGACCTCGACGGCAAGGTCGTCCAGCTGCGCGGGAGCATGGCTGCATGAGCGTCGAGGCAACCCTAGCTGACCGTGGCACCGCATACGGCGAATACACGGACGGCGCCAAGATCGCCATGGACCTGTTCGGCGTTGTTCAGGCTACCCCGTCGTACGGTAGCATGTCGGAAGACAAGCAGTACGCCATGTTCATGTTCTGTGCGAAGATGGCCAGAATATTAAACGGCCAGTCGGACCACGCCGATAGTTGGCACGACATCGCCGGATACGCGACCCTTGCGCATGATCGTTGCGTCGAGGTGGCGGCATGAAGTGGCCCTTCCGCACCACTCCGACGCCATCGGAAGCCGCCCGCACTCTTGGTGCAATCGCCCTCAAGAACGCATCCGATCGCCGTGCAGCCATGCTCTGCGAACTCCGCCGGGAAGTCCGTGAATGCGAGATCACTCCGCTGGGGTGGAAAGCATGAACGACGCGTACAGCCAATGGCAAAACGAGAACCGCGCTGCGGCCCGCCGCCAGCTCTACCGGTCGGACCCCGTATGGCGGCTGACCAAGCTGAAGGACAACTGGGAACGCCGCGAGCGCATGCGCCGGGGGATCGCAGCATGACCGAAGCAGAAAATACCGCCAAGAGCGCGCGTCGTCGCCTGATCTGGATCCTGCTCGAAACCTTCAGCCAGAAGGACGTGCACGCGATGTTGCAGCGTTCGATCTCAGGCGAGCCGATCACCCTCGAGCAGGTCCAGCACATCCGGAAGGCGATGCTTCGCAAGGGCGTCGACACGCGGCCGAAGAACGTATCGCTGGCGCATCTGCATGATGCCACGATCGAAGTGGCCGCGCCGGCTGAGCCTGAAGCCATCATCGAGCCGACGCCGATCGCGGTCGCTCCGAAGCGCTTCCCGTGGCCTGAGCCAGAGTCATTCGAAAGCCAGATGGCCCGCCTTCGCGCTGGCGCCCGGCTTATCTCCGCCCCCGATTTTCGCACCCCGCCGCCCGCCTTCACCCTTGGCGGTGTCGGCAGTGCGTCGCTCTGAACAGGATACCAGCATGACCGACAACAGCACAGCCGATGAGCTTCGCCTTCTGGTCGAACGGGTCGAGCGACTGACCGAGGAACGCAAGGGCATCAGCGAGGATATTCGCGACGTGTTCGCGGAAGCCAAGGGCCGCGGCTTCGATGTGCCGGCGCTGCGCGAGTGCGTGAAGCTGCGCGCGATTGACAAGCAGAAGCGCGACGAGAAGGCAGCAATCGTCGAGACCTACGGCGCACAGCTGGGCCTATTCTGATGCGCCCCGGTGTCACCAAATACCGGGCCATCAAGACCCCCTGCGCTGGTGGGCACACGCACGACAGCAAGGCGGAGGCCGCCCGTTGCGACGACCTGCGCGCACTCGAGGACATGGGGCACATCGTCGACCTCGAGTTCCAGCCGGTTTTCCGCGTCGAGATCAACGGCAAGCTGATGTGCAAGTACATCGCCGACTTCGCCTGGTGGAAGGGCGAGGCCCGGATCGTCGAGGACGTGAAGGGCATGACCACGCCGGTCTTCAACCTGAAGAAGAAGCTGGTCGAGGCCACGCATCCCGGTGTCGTCATCACGCTGTTCCCGCCGCGCAAGCGCAAGGCACGGAAGGCGAAGGCTTCATGAGGGTAACGCTCGCCAACGAGCCTATGCGGCTTAAAAAGCCGAGCAAGCGTGCAATTGCGATGGGTGTCTATTGCCCATCCTGCGGCGCCGTTCCCAAGCGGCCATGCGTCGGATCGCGCGGCAATATCCGCACGGCGATCCATGCTGATCGCTATGCGCTTGCACGTGGGGAGCGGCCTGCATGAGCTTCCACGCACTCGCTTGGGCTGCAAAGCAAAAGACCGGCGGCCTTGCTACCAAGTCGGTGCTGCTGGCGCTTGCCAACTATGCCGATGAGCATGGCTGCGCATACCCTTCGACGGCTGCGATCGCGGCATTCGGGGAAATGGATCACAAGACTGCAACTGCCGCTCTAGACCGCCTAATCAGTGCCGGTTTCATCACAGACACCGGTGACCGTGCAGGCCGCACTAAGCAGGTAAAGATCTACCGCCTCATTCTTGAAAGGCAGCCAGAAACGGAAGCCTTCCAAAAGCGGAAGCCATCCGTTTCTGAATCCGAAGCCCCCCAAAAACGGGGTACGGATACTGTCAGGGAACCCTCTTCTCCGAAGACTACGTCTTCTACGAAGGAGCGTGCGCCCAAGGCGCCCACCTTCATCCTGCCAAGCGATATTCCTTCCGACGAATGGGCTGACTTCGAAGCCATGCGCCGGTCGATCCGCAAACCGATGACCGATGGCATCAGGGCCAAGATTGTTGCCCGCCTCCGAAAACTCGAGGCTGACGGATATCCGCCTGGCGCGGTTCTCAGTCACTCAACCCTCAACAGCTACCAGGGACTGTTCCCGCCAAAGGACGATAGAAATGAACCAGTTCGCAGCAACCGTCGGCCGGCTCCTCGCAACAACAACGGGTTCGACTTCGCCCTCGCCGAAGCAGCCGGCTTTGGTTCGCCCGACTACGCCCGATGAGTGCCGCGCGCTTCTCGACTGGGCTCGCAGCACGCAGCCCCCGTCGCTGCCCGCTGCGAGCAACGAGCAACTCGCCAAGCACCTGGCCTTCATGTCGGCAGCCCTGCCATCGAAGGGCCTCGACGAGATGACCGGCAAAATGAAGGTTGCGGTCTACGCCAGCCTTCTGGGCGGCTACAGCAACGAAGCGCTAGCCTTCATGGCCCGCGCTGCTTGCCAGACGCTGGACTGGTTCCCGACGCCTCGGCAGTGCCTCGAGCTGATCGCGGACTTTCGCCCGCCCACGTCGCCGCAGGAAATCGCGCTGCGCCTGTGCGAGCATTACACCGCTGAGCAATTCGACCGCTGGTTGGCGAACATCATCGAAGGCCAGCCGGTTGGCGACGTACCGGAGCAGTGGTTGCGCATCGCGGTAGAGCAGGGGGCTATGCGCCGCCTGTCGGACGGGTCGTATGTATCGCGCGCGCTCTACCACGGCCCGACCAAGCCGTATTCGCCGCCTCCACGTGTCCCGATCGATCCCTCCGTACTGGAGGGGATGGCATGAGCGAGCCGTACAAGCTGCTGGATCTGTTCAGCGGGATCGGCGGGTTCAGCCTTGGGCTGGAACGGACGGGCGGTTTCGAAACCGTCGCCTTTTGCGAGATCGAAGAATTTCCCCGTCGCGT